ACATGTAGTCAGGCCTTTAATGAAAGGGGTTTATTTTTAGGGGACTCAAGTATATAGTAAGTATATATGAGTAATACCGATTTAATGACCACCGATCAGCTACGAGAGAGGCTCGAAAAAGTGTGGCTTCAACATATTAAACTGTGCCAAGATAACTTCTTATATTTTGTAAAAAATGTATGGCCTGATTTTATATGTCGTACAGACAAAGATATGAATAGATGGGGACATCATCAACATATTGCTCATGAGTTTACCAATATAGCAAAAAATAAAAAAGGGAGGCTCATTGTAAATATGCCTCCTAGACATACCAAATCAGAATTTGCATCTGTTTATTTTCCAGCATGGATCATAGGGAAGTTTCCTAAAATGAAATTAATGCAGGTATCACACAATGCAGAACTGTCTGCAAGGTTTGGGGCTAAGGTAAGAAATTTAATTGATAGCCCAGACTATAAACAAATATTTGGAGATGTTAGACTACGAGAAGATAGTAAGGCAAAAGGACGTTGGGAGACCAATCATGGTGGGGAATACTTTGCAGCGGGTGTTGGCGGTTCTATCACAGGACGAGGGGCGGACTTACTTATTATTGACGATCCACATACTGAACAAGATTCTATGTCTGATTCTGCCATGGAAAGAACTTATGAATGGTATTTATCTGGACCTAGACAAAGATTACAACCTGGAGGCTCAATTGTTCTTGTAATGACAAGATGGGCAGAAGATGATTTAACAGGAAGATTAATTAAAGCAGAAGAAGAACCTAAAGCAGACAAGTGGGAAAAAATTTCTTTTCCTGCACTTATAGGGGAAGATGATGATGTAGTACCCGTGTGGCCTGAATATTGGTCTCTTGAAGAATTAGAAAAAGTTAAAGCGTCTATATCAATTAGAAATTGGTCTGCTCAATATATGCAGAATCCAACATCAGAAGAAGGAGCTATTTTAAAAAGAGAATGGTGGCAGCCGTGGACAAAGGAGATGCCATATTTAAAACATGTTATACAATCTTACGACACTGCATTTAGCAAAAGAGAAACTGCAGATTATTCTGCTATTACGACTTGGGGAATCTTCACGCCTCACGAATCAGGACCTGATGCTATTATGTTAATTGATGCCGTTAAAGGTAAGTATGATTTTCCAGAACTAAAAATGGTAGCTTTAGACCAATATAAATATTGGCAGCCAGAGACCGTGATTGTTGAAGCTAAAGCAAGTGGACAAAGTTTATTACAAGAATTTCGGAGAATGGGTATTCCTGTTATGGATTACACTCCAGGAAGAGGACAGGACAAACATTCACGGGTCAACGCTTGTGCTCCTATATTCGAATCAGGACAAGTCTATTTTCCTAGAGATGAACATTGGGCAGAAGAAGTAATTGAAGAATGTGCTGCTTTTCCTCATGGAGAACATGATGATTATGTGGACAGCACCACTCAAGCTATGTTAAGATACCGGCAAGGTTCTTTTATAACTACTTTTTCTGACGAGAAAGAGATTGAACGTTATAATCGAGAGCGAAAATACGTATATTACTAAGGAGAAACCCAATGGGAAAATTAAGTAAAAAACTAAAAAGAGCAGCAATGGTAGGCGCAGGTCTTTATATGGCCAACAAAGCAATGACTGGCTCTATAGGTAGACATCAAGCCTCAAAAAGTTTAGCAGGTGATAAGTTTGCTAAAGCAAGAAAGGTGATGACATCTAACAAAGCCTATTCAGGAAAACCTGGAATGCTATCTAAAAATATGGGTATGGATAAAAAAGCAAGTCCGATTAAAATATTAGCGGATGAATCTAGAACTAATCTAAATCCAAGAACTAGAAGTGGGCAGATAAATAGAATGAAACTATGGCAAGCTAAACAGAAAGCACTTGACGCAGCTAAACCAAAGAGCACTCTGAACCCAAGAGGCGGAGGTCATCCAATATTAAGAGGAAGATCTCGAGCTAAAGGTGGAGTCATTAAAGCGCGTGGTGGTGTTATGGTTAATACTAAACTAAATGGTAAATTATACACAGAAACTTTCTAATGGCTGAAGTCGATAAAGCAATGATTGCTGAAGAAGAAATTTCTTCAGATGGAGAAACTGAAAAAGAAGTAGATGTTGAAATAGAAGGATCGGAAGGTCCTTCTGTTATCGAGACTGTTCTTTCGGTAGAGGAAGAATTTCATCAAAATCTTGCAGAAGAATTATCTGAAGATGTTCTTCAAAGAATGTCTAATCAATTGCTAGACGAATATAAACGAGATAGAGTTTCACGAAAAGATTGGGAAACTTCTTATACTAATAATTTAGATTTATTAGGTTTAAATACTAGAGAAAGAACTAGACCTTTTAGAGGGTCAGCTTCTGTAACACATCCATTACTTTCAGAAGCAGTTACACAATTTCAAGCACAAGCATATAAAGAATTACTTCCTTCTTCAGGACCTGTTAAGAGTAAAGTTTTAGGAGTTGAAGATGAAGCTAAAATGAATCAAGCTGCTCGGGTTCAAGATTTCATGAATTATATGATTACTGAAAAAATGGAAGAATATACTCCAGAGTTTGATCAATTATTATTTTATTTAGCCCTAGCAGGTTCGGCATTTAAAAAAGTTTATTATGATGAAGTAATGCAAAGAGCTGTTTCTAAATTTATTCCTGCAGAAGACTTAGTAGTTCCTTATTATGCAACCGATTTATTAGAGTGTGAAAGAATTACCCATGTTATTAAAATGGGAGAAAATGATATTCTTAAAAAACAAGCTGTAGGGTTTTATAGAGATATTGAATTAAAACCATTATCTACAGGAGTCACACAAATTGAAAAAAAATACCAAGAGCTAGAAGGAATTACACCTTCAAGCGATAGACAGTATACATTCCAAGTTTTAGAAATGCATGTAGATTTAAATCTAGAAGAATTTGAAAATGCATCTGCTAATAAAGAAAAAGAAGTTAAGATTCCTTACATTGTAACAATTGATGAAGGTTCAGGAGAAATTTTATCTATTTATCGTAACTATTCACTTAATGATGAGTTTAAAAAAAGAAAAGAATACTTTGTACATTTTAAATTTTTACCAGGTTTAGGTTTTTATGGGTTTGGTTTAACTCATATGATTGGTGGTTTAAGTAGATCAGCTACACAATCTTTAAGACAATTACTAGATGCAGGTACATTATCTAATTTACCAGCAGGATTTAAGTCTAGAGGAATAAGAATTAGAGATGATGATCAGCCTTTTCAACCTGGAGAGTTTAGAGATGTAGATGCACCAGGCGGAAATATCAAAGATCAGTTTCAAATTTTACCATTTAAAGAGCCATCGGCTACACTTTATCAGTTAATGGGCTTTGTTGTAGATGCAGGACAGAAATTTGCAGCTATAACTAACATGGATGTTGGTAATGATTTACAAAATCGTGCTGTTGGTACTACTGTTTCGTTAATGGAACGAGGTTCGAGAGTCATGACTGCTATACATAAAAGATGTTATTATTCTATGAAACGAGAATTTAGACTTTTATCTAAAGTTTTTGCAGAATATTTACCCCCAATTTATCCATATACAGTATATGGTGCCGATCAAGCAGTTAAACAAACAGATTTTGATAATAGAGTAGATGTTTTACCAGTTGCGGATCCTAATATTATGTCTATGGCACAAAGAGTAACTTTAGCTAATGAAAATTTAAAAATTGCTATGTCTAATCCTTTAATGCATAATTTAAGAGAAGCGTATCGTAGAGTATATGAAGCATTAGGGACGCAAGATATAGATCAATTATTAATTCCACAAGAACAACCTACTCCTAAAGACCCTGCAACAGAAAATAGAGAAGCTTTAATGCAAAAACCATTATATGCTTTTCCTGACCAAGATCATCAAGCACATATTACTGCGCATAGAGCATTTATGTCGACAAGAATGGTACAAATTAATCCACAAGTCTCTTCAGCATTACAAGCACATATTTCGGAACATGTTTCAATGTTAGCAGGTCAACAAGTTGGTACTTTAATTGCACAAGATCCAATGATGCAACAAAAATTAGAGATGGATCCTGAAGGAGCAAAGGTTCAAATTAATTCTATGATTGCTCAAAAGGTAGCTCAATTAACTCTTGAACTTGCTGAAAGTGAAGCTATGGGACAACAACAAGATCCATTAGTTGCATTAAAGCAACAAGAATTAGATATTAAAGCATTAGACCTACAAAGAAAAGCAGAACAAGATATGATGTCTAATGAAATTAGAGAAAATGAAATAGATGAAAAATTAGATGTGGAAAAAATGAAATTAGAAAATAATGAAGATCAAGCTGCAGAAAGAATTAGAATTGCAGATCAAAAATTAAAACAAACTAGAGATATTGCTGAAGCTCGTTTACAAGTTGAGAAAATGAAACGAACTGCAGAAGATCGTAGAACAAAAGAACAAGGTAAGAAAAAATAATGCCATTCCGATCTGAAAAACAAAAAAGATATCTGTGGAAAAACCATCCTGACATTGCAAAAAGATGGTCTAAGCGTTATGGAAATAAAATAAACAAACTTAAAGGCGGAGGTATGGATTCTTCTCAACCTGATTTTGGTACAAGAAGTTCATTAGGAAATGCAAGAGAAAATTATATAAGCACTCAATACGGTGGTGGTTCTAAAAATACTGGGAATAAAGGAAATGGACCTCTATCTATGGCAAATATAGTTACAGGTTTAGTAGGTAAAGTAATTGATTTCCCATTAAGTTTAGCAACAACCATTGGAGGAAAATTTAGTGGTGTAAATACTAATAATCCAACTCAGCCACCAAAGAATGACGAAAGAGGAGGACATACTACAATTATACCTCCTAAACAAGTAGCTATTCAGGCTCCTAAGTCTGTTAGTAAATCTGTTTCACCCTTAGATAATTTTTTTAAATTTAAAGCTTATAGAGTTGGAGGCTTATCAGGTGGAGTAAGATATGGTCCACCGCCTTTAAGAGGACCAAATCCTCAAGTACCTCCAGTTAAATTAAGAAAAGGGGGTAAAAAATAATATGGCTTGGTTCGGATTAGCAAAAATGGCTCTTCAAGCAGGAGCAAAAATATATGCTAACAAACAGCGTACAAAGATGGCGATGTCTGATGCACAATTAATGCATGCAGAAAAAATGGCCCGAGGCGAAGAATCTTACCAGGGCAAACTTTTAGAAGCCCGTCAAAACGACTACAAGGACGAATTTGTCCTCGTAATC